ATCCTGACCAAGCATAAGGGGCGGGTCCATGGCAGGACATGGGATGTCTTGATTGTAGATGAGGCCCACTACCTCAAAAACCCCAAGGCCCAGCGCACCAAGCAGGTCTTTGGTGATTACGCCTACAAGACCAAAACGTGGAAGGTCTACCCGCTCAAGGCGAAACGCCGTCTCCTGTTGACGGGGACCCCCATCGTCAATCGCCCCATCGAACTCTGGGGGCTGATCAACTACCTCGCGCCTGATGAGTTCGACAATTTCTTCCGCTATGCCAAGAGGTATGCTGATGCCCACCACAACGGATGGGCTTGGGATTTCTCTGGCGCTAAGAATCTGGAAGAGCTGCAAGAAAAGCTCAGGTCGCTCGTGATGGTTCGCCGTCTCAAAGCGGATGTGCTGCCCGATCTGCCGCCCAAGCGCCGTCAGGTGATCGAACTACCTGCCAATGGGGCTCAGGGCAAGGTCAGGGCCGAACAGGCGGCTTGGGCCGATCAGGAGGAGCGCCTCACAGCCCTCAAGATCGCCGTGGAGCTGTCTAAGATCTCTCAGGACCCCAGTGACTACGACAAGGCCGTAGCAGCGCTCTCAGAGGGCGCTCTGATCGCGTTTGCGGAGATGAGCAAGCTCCGCCACGAGACGGCCCTCGCCAAGGTGGGCTACGTAGTCGATCACGTGGCCGATGCAGCAGAGGGCGGCAAGGTCATCGTCTTCGCCCACCATGTCGATGTAGTCGCTCAGATCGTTGAGGGGCTGGAGGAGCGAGGGGTCAAGACCGTCAGCTTGACGGGCAAGGATCCGATGGATGCGCGTCAGCACGCTGTTGACAGTTTCCAAGGCGATGATGAGGTCAAGGTATTTGTTGGCAACATCAAGGCGGCTGGCGTGGGCATCACCCTGACCGCTGCCTCCCACGTTGTATTCGCTGAGCTGGATTGGGTCCCTGCGAACCTTAGTCAGGCTGAAGACCGCGCCCATCGGATTGGTCAGACCAATAACGTATTGATCCAGCACCTCGTGCTGGAGGGTTCGCTCGACCAGCAGATCGCCAGCCAGATCGTAACGAAACAGGCTGTGATCGATCAGGCCCTCGACAACGAGATCGACCTCGACGCCGAGGACCGCAAGGTGCCCCTGATCCCCACCGCTGACAACTCGGTCAGTGACATCGTCAAGAGCGAGGTTGACAAGTGGGAGGAGCGCAAGCAGCAGGGCGCTGACATCTCGCCCGATCAGCAGGACGCTATCCATGGATGTCTCAAGATCCTCGCAGGTTTGTGCGATGGGGCCTCGTCCCGTGATGACATGGGGTTCAATGGAGTGGATACGAACTTTGGCCACTCGCTCGCACGCCAGCCCATCCTTACGCCCAAGCAGTCGTTTTTCGGGCGTAAGATCATTGCCAAGTATCACCGTCAACTGCCCAGCGAATTACTCGCCACGGCTCTTAACAAAGGAGGTTCCAAATGAACTCACGAGTCGATCCGATTCCGCCGAATGGCTACTCAATTGCCTATGGCTCAGGAATGGAGCATCGATACTTCTGGCTCGAAGGACGCCTGTGCATCGCAGATCAATCGGGGAAATGGCCCCACGAGTGCGATGACGGGCTGCTCTATGTCAATCAGATGGAAATGCCCACTATCGAAGGGGGGCGTGTAAGCATCCCCCTCATCGATGAACACAACACCACATCGACTACCGGAGGCAACCTGAGCGAAGCCTTTGCAGTGGCTAAGCTGATGGGTAAAATGGTCAGGATAGTCGATCCGAATGGAACGGAAAGCTTCGCTTGGCCCCTCAATGTCGATGACGCCGAGACGCAAGCCCTCGCACGAGAGCAGGTTGCCCGTCAAGAAAATGCAGAGCTAAAAGTAAAGGTAAGTAAACTCGAACTTGGGATTCAGACTCTAATCAAATCCCTGAAGGAGTAAATCATAATGGACTGCTGCCTGTGTGATGCGGAGATTTCAGTAGAGCCGTTGAGCGGCTGGGACAAAGGCCATAACGCCGAACCGCTGGCCAAAGGCCGATGTTGCAGTAGCTGCAATGAGAATGTGGTAGCGAAACGGATTCGCCTCCTCTACCAGACCAAGGAGAATGCCATGGAGTAAACCCGCAGTGAAAAAAACTCATAACACATAACAGGAGAATGAAAAGAAAATGAGTAATTCAGCGGCAGAATCAAAGCGCGGGGCAGACCCGCAATACGCAGTTGACCCAGCCCCACCAGAGACGGGCTACTTAGGCTACCCGATCAATGTGATCACGCGCCATAAGGCTTCCCAGATCGTCCAAGACCTGATGTCGGGCTTGAATCTCAATACCACCCAGCTCGCTGTAGTGATAGGCGTCAGCGCCTCACTCGTCAGTAGGTGGAGATTAGACCGTGCCAAGATCGGGAAAAAGGGGCGTGCGAAACTGAGAGCCTTTGCTGAGTATGTCAACAACAACGGCGAACTCGGCCCCCACCACATACAAAAATTAACATCCACCTACGGAGACAAATGGTCCCAGCTTGGAAGCTTGGACCCTGAGATCATACGCGCTGCTATCCGCAGTCATAATGAGAGATTGGCAGCGGCGAAGCCAGCCCAAGAGATGGTCGTTGGGGTTCGCCGTTACGGCCCCAACGAGCTGGGTGGTCAGGCCGTAGCAAAGCTCAGGAAGTCGTTGGCCTACCACCTCCCAACGGGAATTGTGTGCTTTATCGCTGGGGCCGTAGCTGCGATAGGCATCACCATCGCAATGGGGGGATTCTTATGGCGGTGATCAAACTTAAGGCGGGGGCCAGCAGTAAGCCCCCGTCAAAGGGCAAGGGGGATAAGTGGCGCTCCGGTGAAAGCAGTCGTGACCGCAAGAAAATCACAGACGATCTCCTCCGCTTGGAGGAGGTCGTATTGCGACAACAAAAAAAACTAATGTGGTGGGCAGAGATCTACAAAGGGGTCCTCACCTACTTCGATCAAGAGGGCCTCACAGAAGCCAGCTCACGACTACGCGAGCGCAAAGAGCAGTTTGACACACTCGAACTACGCGAGATCAGAAAGAAGGGGGGCTTAGGAGCCACGCTGAGCAAGGAGCAGGAGAGGGAGGGGCGAAACTAATGTCACGAGCTACGCGCCTCGTCAACTACCTTCGCATGAGTATTGAACCAACATTTTCTCCATGGGAGATCGCCGAACTACTGGACAAATCTCGGGCTTGGGTTGACAAACGCGCAACTCGACATGGGATCGGAGAGCAACGACAGGGACAAAGGCGCTTTACGAAGGATGACCTTATAAAACTACAACGCATTGCCCAGGGGGCTAAGATCGGGAACCCCAACTGGACTCAGGGGAAACCCCAAACGCATCATAGAAAAAAGGAGGATTAAAATTTCATCTATTATGTAAACCGCACTAATTAGTTATTAAACTAATATCTATTTAACTATTAGTAACTAAGTAGTCGCAAAACTCATGCCAAAAATTCACACAAAGGAGTTTATTATGGAATCTTCTTGGCCGAAAGGACGTTCGCTGAAGATTATTTTTATGGCAGAAATGCTCCAGAAAACACGCCGTCACTTTGCACGGGCGGGGCAGGAATTTAAAGATAAATCCAAATACAGTAGGAAAAAGAAGCATAAAAATGCTTCCTTCTATTGACCCCATCTCCCTTATTTTGTATATTTACTGGACATAAATCCACCATAAACCACCATCCCAGAAAGGACACATAGTAGAAATGAATCGCTGGACAATCAGTCTATCGATTATTGTCGGCACTTTAATAATCCTTATTGTGCCGAAGCTTATCGCCATCATAATCAATCACCATTCTTAATCAGGAGATACTCACCATGGCTATTTTAGCCCAAGTCGCAGCACCCACCAGCAAGTATATCCCCCTGTCTCAGGGTTACCACGACGGCATGTTCACCGAAGTCGAAGTGCGAGATTTCGAGGGATCGAACTACAACACCGGAGCCCCTGAAACTAAGACCAAGGCAGTTGTGCGCTTTGAGTCTGAGACCGATCCCGAGATCAGCCCAGGAGTTAAAGCGTCTACAAATATGTTCTTGACGATTGCCTACGGTGACAAGGCTCATCTGACAATCGTTAGGGAGCGCTTGCTGGGACGCCCGCTGACCTCCGATGAAATGGCCGTGCTTGATGATGAGACCTTCATCGGTAAGCGGGTGCGGGTACAAGTCAGGCACCGGATTGGTAAAAACGGGAATACCTACGGCAACATCGACAACACGAGCGTTGTGTTGCTGGGTAGCCCCCCTGCGGCCTCCGAGGCCAAGGTAATCAATCCAGGGACC